AACTAAAATCATTGCTCAGGGTGGAAATGTGGATTTTCAGAAGCACACCTATTAAATGCTTGACAAATAATCATATATAACTTATGATTATTTTAATGGAAAGTTGGCAGAGTCCGGTTTATTGCACTTGTCTTGAAAACAAGAGAGGGTAACACCTCCGTGAGTTCGAATCTCACACTTTCCTTTGTGCCACTTCAAAGACTGGCACATAACACTTGACAAATGAGGCACTATGCATTATGATGTTAAGACAAATGCGAAATTAATTCAGCGGTAGAATGTCTGCCTTCCAAGCAGAACGTCAGGAGTTCGAATCTCCTATTTCGCTCTTGGTAGTCGTTAGGCACATAGCCTAAAAAGACACCAACCTCTGGTAGTCTATTGGTAAGGACACGCAGACAATGCAGTTGGAAACTAGGTTCAATTCCTAGACAGAGGTATAAAGTAACACACTTCTTGTATAAATAATATGAAAAGTGTGTTACTATTATGGAAAAAGATTATTTGGCAGGATTAGTTGCTGATGGAAAAAGTATTAGACAAATATCTAAACTTGTAAATAAAAGTCTAGGTTCTGTCAGGCACTGGTTACGAAAATACAATCTCACTACATATAAAGAACCAAAATATGTGGATAATTGTAAGTTCTGTAATGTAAAACTTACAGATTTAAATACTTACAGTTTAAAAAAAAGATGGGCTTGCAAATCTTGTCTTAACAAATACAGAAATAAACAATTTGTTTTAACTAAACAAAAAATGGTTGAATACAAAGGTGGAAAATGTATTTGTTGTGGATTTGATAAACATTATTCTGCATTAGATTTCCATCACCTAGACCCATCAATTAAAGAGTTTAATTTAACTCGCAATAGTATCGGTTGGAATAGACTTCAACCAGAACTTGACAAATGTGTTCTTTTGTGTTCTAATTGTCATAGAATGATTCATGCAGGAATTATTCAATTGCCCGATGACCCAGCTAGTGAAGGGACCTGCCTTACAAGCAGGCATCGGTAGGGGCAGAACCTATATCGGGCATTAGTAATCATAAGATTACTATAAATATCTTCAATACTTACATTGTTTTTATGCAAATTAATCTTTGGTATAATAAAACAATGGAAGAATGGAGATGGACCTTAGTTGATTCTAAATTGAATATGGAATCTGGTGGTCAATCAGATTTGAGACTTGCTATGAATGATGTAGCAAACACAGTCGAATACTTAATTAGTAAAAAAGACTGATTTTATAATCCCCAGTAGCTCAATTGGTAGATGCGTTCGACTGTTAATCGAAATGTTGTAGGTTCAAGCCCTACCTGGGGAGTTCTAACCTCTAAACTATTATAAATAATAATGTGTTGGAGGTTAGTATGTCTGGTAAAAGAGTTGTCGAGTTTCGTCAACGAAGAAAAAAATGGGCAGTAGAAGCATTTGGTGGTAAATGTGGAATTTGCGGATATAATAAATGTGTTGAGGGTTTAGACTTTCATCATATTGACCCATCACAAAAAGACTTTTCACCATCAGCATCTACAGCAGGCAGACAAGTATTTGTCGAAGAACTTAAAAAGTGTGTCTGTATTTGTTCTAATTGTCATAGGGAAGTTCACGCAGGTATTACAAATATACCTAATGAAATTCTTAAATTTGATGAAAGTTTTTCTACTAAACCTTTTCCAGAAAAACCAAAACATTCTTGTAAAGAATGCGGAAAACTAACTAACATCAATCAGAAATTTTGTTCTGTAAAATGTTCTACTAAAAGCAGAGAAGTTGCTGATTGGCCTAGTAATGAAGAATTAAAAATTCTTGTTGCTAAAAATGGATATTCTGCTACTGGTAGAATATTTGGTGTTAGTGATAATGCAGTAAGGAAAAGATTGAACAGAACTTAAGACTTCAAATAACGCAGACGAGTGTAAAGGTTGCACGATAGGTTCATACCCTATAGGACGGAGTTCAATTCTTCGGTCTGCCACCAAATAAGGGGGATTAGTTAAACGGTATAACGGGTGCTTTGCAAGCACTTATTAACAGTTCGATTCTGTTATTCTCCATTGTCCAAGAGGATGAGAAGTCTGATGTTTCGGACTCGGGTTCAATTCCCGACACTTCCATACTCGGGGGTGCCTGGTTTCGACGGAGCATAAAGGTCTTATCTGTTGACGGGACAAGTCCATAAACGCAGCAAACAAAATCGTTAAGTTTAATAGAAATAGACAAATCTTCTTGGTTTGAATATTTTTACTAAATACTAATGCCTGAAGTTGACTGACATCTCTACAGGTAAGGAAGGAGCATTCGTGCTCCTTTTTTTGTATAAATACTTATGTCAGTCAACTAAAGAACAGAAATGATTTACTACACTTACGCATATTTGCGTGAAGATAAAACACCCTATTACATAGGAAAAGGAAAAGGTAATAGGGCATATAGAAGAAGCAAAGATAGAACAATAAAACCACCAAAAGATAAATCAAGAATTGTAGTTCTAAAACAAAACTTAACCGAAGAAGAAGCATTTAGGCACGAGGTCTATATGATTGCGGTGTTCGGTAGAAAAGATTTGGGAACTGGTATTCTATACAATAAAACTGATGGTGGTGATGGAGTTTCTGGATATGTCCACACCGAAGAGACTAAAAGAAAACTAAGTAAATCTAAAAGTGGTGAAAATCATTATATGTATGGTAAAATACTTTCTGTAGAAACTAAAAGAAAAATAAGTAAATCCAACAGTGGTAAAAATCATCCTCTATATGGTAAATTTGAAGATGCTAACCCCAATTATGGCAAAACACATTCTACAGAAACCAAAAATAAAATGAGCATTGCTTTAAGTGGTGAAAATCACCCTCTATATGGTAAAATGCATTCTACAGAAACCAAAAATAAAATTAGTGATGCTATGAGAGGTAGAATTTGGATAACCAATGGTACGAAGTCGTATACTATAAATAAAAATGAAATATTACCAGAAGGGTATGTAAAAGGTAGAAAACTTAAATCATAAGTAGACCCCTGAGAAACTGGCACAGTATGACCTCATTATTGACCATGCGTGTTATTGTAAAACTTACAAGGGGGTGTAATGCCCTCTATTTTTGTACCCATTTGAACTGGTGCAAAAAATTCACAGGTTCATCTTGTGACGGTATTTGAAGTGGCACAGGGAACCACCAAAACCTCATAGGGGGTGCTATGATTACGGAGTAATCAAAACAATTGACGGAAATCGTCAGAAAAACATTATGACAAATTTGAATCAATTTTTCAAAGAAATTCTTGAACTTAATTTTGTGTCTGGAGGTTATCAAGAATCAGAACACGAAATTGCTGTAGAAAATGCTTTGTTTTCTAATGGATTTTTGAAATCAAAAATTAAAAAAATTACAAAATTACAACGTAATTTGGCACTTAATGGTGGTGATATTCCTGGATTAAAAGAAGGAGAATATATTTCACAACCGACAGGAAAAAATGATAGTCCAGATTTTATCATAAGGTATAAAGGAAAACTTTATTTTATTGAATGTAAATCTTCCAAAACAACTCACCCAACTTATAATGGCGGACTTCCAAAAGAAGAATATATCTACATCTTTACGAGTAAAGCAACTAATGAGACTACAATTTTTTATGGTAAAGATGTAGTGTCATTAGAAAAGAGAGAACTATATTCAGAATTGCTTGTGGAATTAAATGAAATTCTGCATAAATATCAAAACATACCAGAATGGAAAGATGATTCTCGTGGATTTGACTATTATATTAGAAATATGTATACTCAATCTGGTGGGTCTGAAAAGACTGATTACTTTACACACAAAGAGAGGTTAATCTGTGAACAAAACGTTCTCAATTCTATTAGGTGATTCTAAAGAAGTGTTATCTAATTACAAAGATAATACTTTTCATAGTTGTATCACCGATCCCCCTTATGGAATGAATATGGACCATTGGGATCATTCAGTTCCTTCCGTAGACATCTGGGTTGAAGTGTTTCGCACACTTCGCCCAGGTGCTTTTTGCTTAGCATTTTGTTCTCCAGAACTTTATCATCGTCTAGCATGTAATGTGGAGGATGCTGGATTTAAAATTAAAGATCAAATTATGTGGATGACAACCACCAAAATGCCTAAACATAATAGATTGAAACCAGCACATGAACCAATAGTAGTAGCACAAAAACCATATCAAGGAACACTTCAAAATAATTTTGAGAAGTGGGGATGTGGTTTAATTGATACTGAAAATACTAGAGTGCCATGGGATAAGAAACCACCAACAGGTTGGGTAAAAGATGGTGCTAAACGTCGTACATTTGGACGTGATGGAAAAACTACAGGAACACAAGAAGAGTTTGGAACTGTAGATGCTAACCCTGCTGGTAGATATCCTTCTAATATCATTGGTGATGTATTACCAGAGCATCAAAAATATTTTTATGCTCCTCGTGCCACAAGAAAAGAAAAAGGATCAGACAATGACCATCCAACAGTTAAACCAATTGACTTGATGGCATATTTAATTAAAGTGTATTCTCCAAAAGAAACTATAGTATTAGATCCTTTTTGTGGAAGTGGATCTACTGGTGTTGCTGCTCTTCAAGAAAACAGAAAGTTTGTTGGAATAGATTTATCTTCACATTATGTTGACATTTCAGCAAAAAGGTGTGCAGACTGGGAACTGGCACAACAACCTTCCAATCCACTCACAGACCTGCTATAATTACAGAGTAAATCAAAGAAATCAAATGCGTCCTCTTCTTGCTATTGTTGGAACTGTGGTTGGTCTTGGTGCCCTTGGATGGGGTGTCACATACCACGAACTTATCTTCCAATCATTCTTCAATCCAAAGTTTGAAGATGTCCGTCGTAATACTTTTGAACGCAGTAAATCATTCCGAACTGGTGCTGTTCAAGAGTTGGAAAATATGAGGTTTGAGTATATTAAGGCCGCACCAGAACATAAGAAAGCACTGGCAGACATTATTCGGCATCGTGCGACTGAGATTCCGATTGATGCTATGCCTGCTGATCTTTCTGCTTTCGTTAATACTCTTTCCAACTGATAAAACAATGGGAATGTACACTGAAATCTACATCAACGTAGATTTGAAAAAAGATACACCTGATGATGTCATTAAAGTGTTGAAAGCAATGTGTGATATGTTGCCTGACCAAGAATGTAGTGACGTATTAGCAGATTACCCCTATAGGTGGATTTGTCTTTTTTCAAATATGAGTTATTACACACCTTTCACAAATTGTAGATTTTTGGAATTTGATGATATTAGCAATCAATGGTCTCTTCTTGGTAAGGGAGACATCAAAAACTATGGTAATGAGATTGAAGAGTTTTTTGAATGGATTATGCCTTATGTTGATGGATATCCCGGAGATTTTATTGGGTATTCAAGGTATGAAGCAGACCAAAAACCTACTTTGATGTTCCTTCCTGAGGACGAGGACACTTGATGAACTGGCACAATAGATTTCCACAGGGGCACCAGATGCCCTATAATACTCTCATACACACACCACGGAGATTTTTTATTATGGGTCTTGATATGTATCTCTATGCTCAAAAGGACATTTCTTTTTTTGAATGGAGTAAAGACGAAAAAAAAAATGAAGATTTCAATAAACTTGTTGAACTTACTGAAATTGATGAATTCATTGATAAAGAAAGTGGATATATTCCAGCATATGCTAAGGTAACAGTTGGTTGTTGGAGAAAGGCAAATGCTATTCATAAGTATTTTGTAGATAAATGTGCTGATGGTAAAGATGATTGTAAAGAGGTTGTTGTATATTGGGAACAACTTAAAGAACTAATGGACATTTGCGAGAAACTTAGTTTGTCTAAGGATGTTGAACAAGCAAAGGTACTTCTTCCTCCTCAAAGTGGTTTCTTCTTTGGAGGCACTGATATTGATGAATGGTATTTTTCTAATATTGAATATACCTACAATCTTCTGAAAAAGATTCTTGAAAAAATTCCAGAAGAAGATTGTAAGTATGATTTCAGTTATAGGGCATCCTGGTAGGACACCTGACGAACTGGCACAAGACCCTTCCCACTTCTCCTCAATCCCCGCTATAATTACTAAGTAATCAACAAAATTATGAAACCCTTTATTGCTCTTGCTTCTCTTGCCGTTCTTGGCATTTCTCTTGTTGGATGTGATTATACTCCATCTTCAGACGAAATTCAAAGGGAACAGCAGGAACGTATTCTGAAGGAATCAACGGCACAGACTGGTATGCCTGCCATCAAGAACTTCCGTGAACGCAAACTCTTGAAGCAAATCATTGAGATGCGGGACCAAGATGGTCTGGTGACCTATACTTACACTGTTCCTGAAACTACTGGTCGTCCAGTGTTTCTGTGTAACTCTATTGGTTATGGTCTGCCTGCTGCCACACAATATACTAATCCCGATAAGACTGATTATTATTCTACTGGCAGTGTAACTCTTCCGCAGGCAGACCCGAATGGTCTGTTCTCCCCTTCCAGTGCCGAAGGTACTTGGGTGATGTGTACTGACCCCAGTGGTAGTGGTAAGACCCGACCAGTATATGTTGAACCCCGTGTGATTGTATCCCCCTTCAAACTCTGATTATGACACTTTCAAACAAAGCAATCCAATCACTTGCTGAGGTTCTCGCACCCGAAGTGATTGATTATATTCACGAAGATGAACGTTATGCCGAGTTTATGATGGAGATTATTCCTGACGCAATTCAAGATAAACTTGGTCCAATTAGTGATGAACTAATGAATGAACTGCCAATGTGTGTAATGGACCGTATTGCGTTTCGTAAGGTCTCATACTAATGAATCCTCAAATCAAGCAAAAATGGGTTAGTGCCCTTCGGTCTGGTGAATACCAACAAACTCAACGT